ATGAGTCCGACATTCGATGCGTTCGGGCGCCCGACGCGGCCACGCCTGTTCGTCAGCTATCACCATGCCAACGACCGCGGTGCGTTCGACGAGTTCTGCCGGGTCTTCTGCGACCACTATGGTTTCTTCAGCGACAAGTCTCTTCGCCAAGAGCTTGTCCGCAGCACCGACTCCGACTACGTCAAGAGGCGAATCCGCGAGGAACACATCGGCGGAAGCTCAGGCACGGTCGTGCTCTGTGGTCCGGGTACGCCTGGAAGGCGCTTCGTTGACTGGGAGATCAGCGCAACCCTAGACGCTAAGCACGCGCTGTTGGGGGTGATCCTCCCAAGCACCCCGGCCGAGAACGGGTACTATCGGATCCCTGATCGCTTGTACGACAACATCCAGTCTGGATACGCTCACTGGGTGCATTGGTCGGTCCTCGCTGCCGACCATAGTTGGCTGGAGAGGGCCGTCTCCACCGCTATCGAACGCGCCCGAAATACCCGCCGGATTCAGAACGACCGCCCCCTGCTGCGCCGCCGCTTCTAGACAACCGTGGCGTCCGCGGGCGCTACGGCAGATGGACGGTCCAGGAGGCTCGCCAATCCCCTCCGCGCGCGCGCCCACCGGCCGTACTCATCGACAGTGAGTTGGATGCTCGCGTGGCCTAGTTGGTCCTTCAGCCAGTTCACGTCCACGCCGCGCTCCAGAAGCAGCGTGGCGTAGGTGTGTCGGAGGTCGTGAGGCGTGTGGTGGGCGGGGAGGCCGGCGGCCTTCAGCACCTTCTTGAACCGCCGCTCAACGTTGCCATGGTGGTACGGCGTGCCGGCCCGCGAGGGGAACAACAGGGGGTTGATATCCCCGCGCTTCAGCCCCTCCCTCCGACGCTTCGCGGTCACTCGGGTGAGGACCACGGCCAACTGCTCCCCCATTTCCACGGTCCGCGCGAACCCTGACTTGGGCTTCTTCGTCTCGCGGTTGAAGCTGGAGATGCTCCTGGCCACCCTCAACTCACGGCGCTTCAGGTCCACGTCCCCCAACCTCAGGGCGATGCCCTCCCCCAGGCGGAGCCCTGCCCGCTCCAGGGAGAAGTAGAGGTCCGCCATGCTCTTGTCTGCCGTGGCCGTCGTCGTGTGGAACAGGTCCCGCTGCTCCTCGGAGAACGGATGCTTGTCCTCCTGGCGCTGCCGCTTGGACCGGACCAGCCCCAGCTTGCGCCCGAGTTTCGCCGCTGGGTTCTGATCCAAGAGCCCGTTGTCCACCGCCCATTCCAGCATCGCCCGGAGCGTGGCGTGCAACCGTCGCACTGTCTCCTGGCTGAGAGGGTCTCCCGATTCGGTGCGCTCCGCGAGCTTCGCCGCGCCCCACTCCTTGATGAGCCCGCGGTCCAGGTCGCGAACCCGGTTCTCCCCCAACAGCGGCTGGACGTGGCGGCGGATGGCGGTCGCATATCCCGCCAGCGTGGCCGCCTCCACCGTGGGGCCAACAGACTCCAGCCACCGCTCGCTGTAGTCCTTCACCGTGATGCTTGAGTCCACGGCCGTGAGCCGCCGCGGTCGCTGTTCCAGGGCGCCAACCTTGGAGCAGAACTCCTTGGCGCCCCCGGGGCCGAGCAGCTTCTCGAAGACGCGGTTCCGCTGCTTCTTGCGTTCGCGCCAGGCGACGCGCCACTTCTTCCCGTGGCGATGGATGGAGGCCATGCGCATTCCCTCCCTGGGCTCAGCGCCCGGCCACGATGGTACGGCGCTCGCGACGGATCTGCCACTGCCGGAGACTCTGCCTCCGGACACCGAGGGCTCTCTTGCCCAGTGGTACGGTGGGGATCTCGCCGCGCTTGGCCATCTTCCGAACCGTGTCTGGGTGGCGTCTCAGGAGACGCGCCACTTCCTCAAGGGATAGCACCTCGTCCGCGTCCGGAGCCGCGGTCCCGCCCGGGTCATGCTGGGCGCCTACGGTCTGGAGCCGCAACGCCAATTCGATCTCCGCCGCTCGCAACGCCGCTCCGATGTCCGCCAAGGATGCGAGCGGCGCCTCCCGCACCACGGTTCGCAACCGGTTCAACTCGTCCCGATCCGGGATCATCGCCGTCCTCCAAGTCCATGGTTCTCGCCATGGCGGTGATCCCGGCCCCAGTCGCGGGCCGCTAGTGGGTTGTCCTGCTCCACCCGCATCAGCGCATCGCCCGAGAGCGGCGCGGACCGGGAAGCGGAGATTAGACCGGCCCGAGACCGTCAGGGGTCCGGTGGCTACCGTGACGCGGTAGGTGAGCCAGTGCCGGGCGACAGAACCGACAACATCCTCTATCGTGGATAGTAGCCACTTGGAGGTGTTGCCATGTCCGAATTTCTGATGGTCAGCGAGGCGGCCCGCGCTCTTGGCTGGTCTGAGCCCAAGGTCCGCGCGTGGACCGACTCCGGAAAATTGCCGTGCCTGCGGACCGATACCGGCCGGCGCCTCATCCGCCGCGCTGACGTGGAACGCGTGAAGGCGGAAGCCTGCCCGGCCGCGACCCCCTCGGCCTAAAGACCCACCCACCGAGTCCCCGTTGGGGGACGGAGCCGCCAGAGAGAGCCCACCAAATGAACAAGAACGACAAGCCGCGGGACCGTTACTTCAGGATCCCGGACTTCCACAAGAAGCAGCACTACGGAAAGCGGACGCCCCCGTGGATCAAGCTCCATCGGGATCGGTTGGAAGAGTACCGTTTCGGCAACCTCCCTGACGCCGCCAAGGCGCACCTCCTCCTGATCGAGTTGCTCGCCAGCCGAATGGACAACGTGGTGCCCTTCGACGCCAAGTGGGTCGCGAAGAAAATCAACGCGGACTCGCGCGTAGACCTCGACCTCCTGTTGGCCGAGGGATTTATCGAGGTGCTTGCTAGCACCCCGCAAGCATCTAGCGAGCAAAACGCTACTCTAGAGAGAGAGACAGAGAGAGAGGAGAGGGAGAGGAGAGAGAGAATCCCGGAGCGCGACGCATCGCCGTCGCCATCAATGACTCTCGTCTCTCCTGACGCTCCTGGGGACGACGCTGTGGGGCTCGTCTTCAAAGCATGGGCGGAGGCGCACGCCGGGAGGGCCGCCGAGACTTTGACGCCCGACCGTTCGAGGGCCATCCGGGACGCTCTAACGGGCTCGGGCGAGGCGTTCGGGGGCCGGGGTTACTCTGTGCAGGATCTCATCGACGCCATCCAGTGGAGCTTACGGGACGACCGGACGATGGCCAAGGGGGATCACTCAGGGAAGGAACGGCGCGACGACATCACTGATCTCCTGAGGTTCCCCGACAAGATCCGTAGGTTCTGCGACGCCCGGCGGGAACACTCGGGCAAGCTCACCAGGCCCCGCGTCAGCCCAGCGCAGGACGAGACGGAGCGGAAGCTGCGACGGCTCTCGGATCAGATACGCCGCGCTAGGACGCCTGGCGAGCCGGTCGAGACGAAGGACGCGGCCTAGTGCCCCCCCCACGTCCAGGCCGCGCAAGCGCCTTGCAGGGAATCCGACAGGCATCCTAGTCCTAACGCTATCGGATCCCGCGGCGACGCCGCTCCTGGTGAGGGGAAGACCGGCCGGTGACGTTCCCCGGCTTCCCGACCCATAGGCGGCCGGCTCATAGGGATTGGTGGTATCTTTCCAACGTAGCGTGACCCAAGGTTCGGGCCTCGCTACAACAATCTACTAGACGGGCAGAGTTGAAGGCGACGGACCCTCTTCGCCTCAGGGCCTCACGCCACCGACGCGCAACGGTTTTCAGAACCGACACCTGCCTTCTGGCCGCAATGCGGCCGAAGGGAGTGTTATGCGTGGGCGCGGGCGATTTTGGGCAAAACCATCTAAGCGCAAGCGGAGGTCGTCCTCTGGTCGCACCAGGGACGAGAAGCGCAGCAGCCAGATCCGTAGCCAGTCCCGAAGAGAGGATTGGCTCATCCGCAAGCTAACCAACCTCCGCTAGCGGACACTGGGCCGCACGGCCGCGCGGGCGCGCTGCCGTCGAGCCCCCCAACCCCGTTCCGGGCGTGGCTGGCGCGTCCTGGGGCATCCTCGGCCGCTCCAGAGGCATCCTGGAGCGGGCCGCGGGTACCGGCTGGATCCCCGAGTGCCCGGGGTCAAGGGCCGAGATGGGCTCCCGATTTGGGCCAGGTCCGACCCCGAAGGCGGCCGGGTCCGCTACGGCGGGGTCCCGCCGTAGCGTCCGCCTCCCTGCGCGGTGTGATCCACGCCTCTTGACTGCTGTAAACATTAGTTTACAATCTGCCTGTTGGGGGCGGGGACGCCCCGGGGGGGGTTGGAGATGGCGATGGTGGCCGAGTTCGACAATCACGGCGAGACGGTGGACGAGGTGCGGGTTCTTGTTCAGATCATCGAGGGCGGAATCCGCCTTTGGTACTGCGAGGTATGCGCGACCGTATCCCCCGTGGCTGGCGAGTGCCCCTGCCCGTGCTGCTTCAACCCCGCTGAGGTTCGCGACGAACTGACCGCGGCCGAGCTACTAGCGTCGCTGGCCCAGGACGACCGCAAGAGGATGAACTGACCTTGGCCAAGCGAGCCCTGGTGACCGCCGGGCGGACCCGGACGGTCGCCTACCTCCGGGTGTCCACGGACAAGCAGGCGGACAAGGGCGTGAGCCTCGACGCCCAGCGCGCCAAGGTCGCCGCCTACTCCGCCCTGTACGACCTCGAACTCGTGGACGTGATCGGGGATGCCGGGGTTTCGGCTAAGACCCTGGACCGCCCCGGCCTTCGGATCGCCCTGGAGATGCTCAAGTCCGGCCGGGCGGACGCCGTCCTGGTGGTCAAGCTGGACCGGCTGACGAGGTCCGTCCGCGACCTGGGCCACCTCGTGGAGACCTACTTCGCCGACTCGCAAGGCCCGGCCCTGCTGTCCGTTGGCGAGCAGGTAGACACCCGGACGGCCGCGGGGCGCCTGGTCCTCAACGTCCTGGGCGCCGTGTCTCAGTGGGAACGCGAAGCCATTGGCGAGCGGACGGCCTCGGCGATGCGTCACATGCAGCGGGCGGGCGAGTACACCGGCGGCGCCGCCCCCATTGGGTTCCGGCTGACACCGGACCATCGCCTGGTGCAGGACCCCTCGGAGCAGGCGGTCCTCGCTCATGCCCAGGCCCTTCGCGCCCAGGGCCTCAGCCTCCAACGCATCGCCTCGGAACTCGGGCGGCTGGGCTACCGTACCCGGCGGGGGCGCTCGTTCGCGTCGGCCCAGGTGTTCCGGATGGTCCAGGCCAAGGAGTGCGCGTGAAGCGGAAGGCGACGGGACGCGCGGCGGAAGGCGGGAGCGAGACCCCCGTCATGGCGTTCCGGTTTCCGGCGGACCTCGTCGCCCGACTCAAGGACCACCAGGCCCGTCTCGAAGCCCAGGTCCCGCCGGGCTTCACCGTGACGCTGGCCGACGCCGTGCGGTCGCTTCTGACCGAAGCCCTGGACGCGGCCGAGCGCCGCCGGAAGTAGGCCCGCCGGTCCCGCGGCCCGCCTGGCGCCAGGCCGATCCAGGTTCCGCTGAGACCAGTGGTAGGTTTGATCCGGATGCCGGGCGAACCGAAGCGCCACCACTACGTCCCTCGCTTCTACCTTGAGGAGTTCGCCTCCAAGCAGGAAGGCTCCCGTACCGGGGCTTTTTGGGTCTACGACAAGCAGGGCGGTGAGCCGCGCCTCCAGACACCGAAGAACACCGCTGTCCAGTCACGCTTCTACGACCTGAGCCATGAGGGGGAGCAGGTCCCCGTCGAGCAGATGCTCGCGGAGATCGAGTCAGACGCCAAGCCAGTCCTTCAGCGGTGGGGGCGCGGGGAGACGAGCCGCAAGGACATCCCGTTGCTTGCTCGCTTTCTGGCGGATATGTACGTCCGCGTCCCGCGCCAGATTGCCACCACAGAGGAGACTGGTACGGCGCTCGCCCGAGAGATGGTGAAGGCGGACCGCCCACATCGCTGAGAGATATGTCATCGCGCCCCACCGCACGGCCGAAACGGACGCACTGTTCAACGACACAAAGGACACGTATGGCCAGCCGAAGGTAGACAGCTCTATGTTGGGTGAGCAGTACCGGGCTATGCGGGCGCGTGATCGCGATAACGCGCGCAAAGAATCAACCAAGTGAGCCGGGCGGCCTGGCGGACGTCGGCCGACGTTGGCATGCTAGAAGCATGGTCACCAACATCACGAAAGACACAACCGAGAGGGTGGCCCTGCGCCTCCCACGCGGGATCCTCTGCCGCGTGGAGGCGCATCGTCTCCGTCTAAGCGCCGCCGCTCCCGGCGTTGACCTCTCCCGAACCGACGCGATCCGAGCCCTCCTGAGCGCGGCGCTCCAGGTGGTCGAGGCCCGTCCGTGACGAACACCACGCACGGCCTCCAGACCCTGAAGAACGCCGTCAAGACGCTCGGGTCCCGGACGATTGACCGCCGGACCAGGGCGGGCAGGGACCTCGCGCTTTGGCGGGAGAACCTCATCGCGGACCTCGGCGGCTGGGACGCGGTCTCGACTCAGCGGCGCGTCCTGGTCGGGCTCGCCGTCATGACCAAACTTCAGTTGGACAGCGTGGACGCCTGGATCCTCAAGCGGCGCACCCTGGTTGACGGGAAGCGAAAGGCGCTCTTGCCCGTCGTGCGAGAGCGGCTGGCCATCATGGCCCACCTCCAGGGAGTCCTGCGCGATCTCGGGCTCGAACGGCAAGCGAAGGCAATCCCTTCTCTGGACGCTTACCTCAAGTCCCGCGAGACCTCCGGGCCGAAGGCGCTGGCGGCCGGCGAACCCGTAGACGCAGAGCCTGTCCCCGCCGCGGTTCCGGGGGTGGCATCGTGAGCGCTGACGCCGGCGACCAGCTTCTCCGCCAGGTGCCAGCGCTCAGCGACGAGCAGCTAGACGACGCCGTAGACGCGATCTGCGAGGGGCGCTTGGACGAAGTCGAAGCCATGCTCAGAAACACCTTGCCCCCGCGCTGGTGTCGCTACTGCGGCCACCGATGGCGTGCGCGAGTTGCGGCGCGCTGTCCGGCCTGCGCCCGGCGGACCCCGTTCTAGCCCTTCTACAGTATGAGCACGCCCGACATCATCGAGTTCGTCACCGATCCCCAGCTACTCGGGCTGGGCGTGTCGCCGGCCCAGGAGACGCTTCTCCGCGGGATCTACGGCCTGCCCCTGTCCGAGGACCAAGCCGACCTCTGGCGCGTCTGCACGGGCCGGGAGAACTACCTCGCCAAGCCCTTCGGTGAGGTGACCGTCCTCGCCGGCGCGAGGTCCGGGAAGGACAGCAGGATCGCGGCGCCCGTCCTGTTGTACGAGTCGCTGTTCGGCGGCCACCAAGCGCGACTGTCGAAGGGCGAGACGGCCGTGGTCCCCCTCGTCGCGCAGGACGCCCGCGCGTCCAAGATCGCTTTCTCGTACATCAGGGACTATCTCACCGCCTCGCCGATCCTCACGTCTGAGGTGGAGGAGATCCTCGCGAATGAGATCCGCCTCCGCGGCCGGATCAACATCGGATGTTTCCCTTGCACGCTGCGCAGCCTGCGGGGCTGGTCGATGCCGGCCGGAGTCCTGGACGAGGTGGCCTTCTTCCGCCTGGAGGGCCAAGCCGACTCGGACGTGGAGGTCCAGGCGTCGGTCCGCCGCGGGATGCTCTCCTTCCCGGCCCCCCGGCTGGTCAAGATTTCAACGCCGTATTTGAAGGGCGGGCTCCTTTACGACGACTTCAAGCGGGCCTGGGGCCAGGACGACCCGGACCTTCTGGTCTGGAGGGCGCCGTCAACGTTGATGAATCCCAGCCTGACGCCGGAACGCCTGGACCGTGAGCGCCGCCTCGACCCGGTCCGCTTCGCCCGGGAGTACCTTGCGGAGTTCGCCGACGACCTTGATTCCTTCCTCCCGTCAGCCTGGGTGGAGGCGGCCATCATTCGCGACCGCCACGAGCTTCCGCCGCAGGATGGGGTCCGCTACGCGGCGGCCGTGGACCCCAGCGGCGGAGGCGCTGACGCCTTTACGCTCGCCATCGTTCACTGTGAGGGGACCGGCCACGAGCGAAGGGTTGTCCAGGACGTGATGAAGTCCTGGTCCCGGTCGCGGACCGCCACCGTGGACCTGGCCGGCGTCGTCAAAGAGATCGCCGACCTCCTACGACGCTACCGGCTCGCGCGAGTCGTGGGAGATCGCTACGCCGGAGACTGGGTCCGGCAGACCTTCTCGCAGAAGGGCATTCGTTATGAGGTCCCGCGCCTGGATCGAAGCGCCGCCTACGTCGAGGTGGAGGCGCTGTTCGCGCAGGGCCGCATCGACCTACTGGACCACGCGATCATGGTCCGTGAACTGAAGAACCTGGAGCGGCGGTCGCGGCCTGGCGGAAAGCCTCTCATCGACCATCCCCGCGGCGGACACGATGACCACGCCAACGCACTGGCCCTGGCCGCAGCGACCGTCCTGAAGAGGCGGCCCGGCGACCTTGGCATCTCCATCGGCGCGGCGGCGTGAGCACCGGCCCTCACGGAATGATCGTCACGCCCGGTACGGTTACTTCGTCCCCTTCTTCGGCGTGACGGACGCCCGCCTCCTCTGCCTTCGCTCCTGGGCGCGGACGTGGGCCGCGATCTCCGATGCCAGGTCCAGGGCGACGACGAGTCGCAGCGCGTCGGACTTTCGGCGAACCGTCGCGTACCCATGAAGGATCCAGTGCCGGTTCTGCTGGTCGGGACGCTTGCCACCGAAGGGTGCGTACGCCCAAGCGTGCTCCAGGAACCGGCCCATTGACACGTACAGGACGTCAACGAGCAGCAGACCGCCCGGCCTGGGAACCTTGGACCACATCCCCAGCTTCAGTCGGGAGTTGTTGATGCCCGCGGCTTTGGTCGCGAGCCGGTCCAGGATCGGCAGGGCCAATGCGGCGCGGTTCCACCGCTTGTCCTCCAGCAGCCCATCAAAGATGTCCTCGACGTCCGCGGCCCACCGCTTGAGCCACCTCCGCGAGAAGCGCTTCTGCAATCGCTCGCGGAGCCCACGAAGCGAGGCCCCATCGTCCCGGAAGTAGAGCCGTACCATCCATCGGTCGAGCGCGCGGGCATCCTTTCGTCGCGCAATCCTCACCGCTTTCTCCAGGTCCGCGCCACCGCAATCCAAGGGGAGTGGCCACCCGGCATCGGCCAACACCCGCGCCAGCTTGGTTTGCCGCGCGTGAAGTCTCCGCGCGTCGGTGCCGAGCCCAGGCAAGTCGATCAAGTGTCTTGAGACAGCCGATAGGATGCGCCCCTGCTCAGCCAAGTGGTCAGTTATGGCTGACCACTGCGCCCCGAGAGCGCGACCCATGTCTGAGAACGCGTTCTCCCCCACAGAGAACGCTGCGGTTGCTCGGCCGATGGCCTCGAAAGGGGCGGACGCGGCTACATTCATCGCGCGCACGGCGTCCGCCAATCGGTCATCGATGGACAGCCCTCCCGCCGCGACATACGCGCCGTGGGCCCGCAGCATCTCAGCCATCCGGGTTGACGCTTCGTTGGGGAGGCCGAAAGCAGAAATGGCGGTGGCGACAGCAGCGACGGTCTCCTCGCTACGCCGCGCGGCCTCTGTCAGTCCCTTGAGGCCGTGCGGGTACAGTGGGTCCAGGTCCCGCAGCGAGCGGGCCGCCAGATCCATCTCTCGCAAGTACGCCTTTGAGGGCATGAGCGAGTTGACCAGACGAGCGTGCGCCTCCGTCGCGCGAATCGAAGCCGCCGCGCCTGCCCCAAGAACTTCATCGATCCTCATTGCACGTCTCCTTCCCAGGGTGAATGATGCGACCCGGGAAGGTCAGGGTAGGTCCGCCGGGAGGTAGTGGCCCGACCTCCTGAGGCGTTACGGGCGCGCGCGTCGTGGAGACTCGGCGCCGTGACACAGTTGCCCTAATCCTCGATCATTGAGAGGTGCCGGATCGGGGAACACCACGCGGGGCCGCGCACATCATGGATGCGACGTTCCTGTCGCTTCTCCAAGTCGTGGAGTCGGCACACGAACGACTAGGGCGCAACATGAAGTCCACGGCCACCCTGCCGCGCGCGAGCGTGGACGACGACGTGAACGCTCAGGCTGCGATCACAGTCATCTTCGGCGTGACGTTTGCGGAGGCATACGTCCAAAACTACGCCGCGCGCAGGCTCGGGGCCACGTTCGCAGCCAAGCACGTCGAGAGACTTGATGTCGTCTCCAAGTGGGTCATCGTGCCGACGCTCGCCACGGGCGTCACAATCCGAAACGACCACCCGGCAATAGCGACGCTACTCACTGTTGTGCGGGCCAGGAACGCCCTCGTACACCTCAAGACTGGTGGTATCGCATTTGATGTTGGCGAGGTCCGTGCGTTTGGTGCAAGGACGCGCCAAAGGCAGCGCGGAATCATAGAAGCAGGGCTGAACGTGCCGTATTGTGTTGGCCAACTGGCGCGCCTACTGCGCGAGGCCGACCCGAAAGAGACTTTGGCCGCCGCTCTCGTCCAATCCTTCGGCGCGGCCGAACGCTTCAGGCTAGCGGTCCGCAAGACTTAGGTTTCTTTGGGCCGTGGTTTCCTTGGACGCGCCTCCTGCATATAGCGCCGATAGGCCGCCTTGATGGCTGCGCCGTGGCCGAGCCCGAGATGGGTCTCCATTACATCCAACGTCTGCCACAGGCACAGGAACGCCCCGGACAATGCGGCCACAGTATTCACGTAACTCTTGGCCGAGAAAGCCGTGCCCTGGGAGGTCCGCCGCAGCATCGGCCCGAAGCCGCCGGGACTCCAGTGGTGCCACTCGGAGAATGGCCCATAGACGTGCTGATACAGCAGGTCCCCCTTGACCTCTTCGAAGATGGCCCTTTGGGTCGTGCCATGCCAATTGAAGCGGTAGCCATCGCCGCCCTTCCGTTGTTGGGCGAAGAGCGGCCCATGGCTCTGCATCACGGCGGCGTTTGCCAATTGGACCCTCTTTCCGACGCGCTTGCCGGCCGCCAGTCGCTCTTGGATGCGGCGCCAGTCGAGAACGTGCGCGTAGGCCATCCACAGGGTGGCGCGTTGATGGATCCGCGCTGCCCATAGAAGCTGTGCCAGCCCTTCCAGCATGCTGCGGACGATGAGCACGGTGTCGGGATGGAGGTCTAGCCGCAGGACGGATCTCGCATGAAGCATCTGCTTCCCGGCGAAGGTCAGGCCCATGAAGGCCAGGTCGTCCCCGGTCGCGTACCTTGTTGGCTTGGAGTAGATGGACTCGGCCAGCGCGGCGAGTTCCTCCAACCTTGCGCGGAGCTTCGGCGCCAGTAACTTCGCGCGATCCTCCCGAGATATGCGCTCCACACGTTCTCCTTTCCCGCTCTGACCGACAACATCCAAGGATCGCCCCACGGATGGACGCCGCGGGTCCGAGGAACGAGGTGAGCCGGGGAGCCTTCTGCCGGACGCATGCGGCGCGTAGAATGGACTTGAGGCTGGAGGACAACATGCAGGAACTACTCTTGAGCCACGACGTCGGCCGAATCTTGTGCCTGACCCCCGCGCAGGTTCGCCAGCTAGCCCGTCAGGGCAGGCTCCAGCCGGAAGCGGTGACGCCGTCCGGGGTTCGGCTCTGGAGCGCAGCCGCCGTCGAGAAGGTCCGGCGGCAGCGGGACGGGGCGCAGTGACCACTCCCCGTAGCGCCGATCTCACCCGCTACTCCGACCTGGTGAACAACCTCGATCTGGCAGCCGCCGAGGCTTCCACCCTCGCGGCCTCGGGGCTGGCCGAGGACATGAATCGCGCCGTAGTCGTCTTGAACGAACGGCTGCTACCGCTCGTCCGGCGAGCGTCTCGGGCGAGCTTTCTTCGCGACCACGAACTGCGGGCTCGCCACTTCCAGGGGCGTCGCTTTGGCAAGGGTGGACACATCGCGTCCACGCGCGCCGCGGACGAGCTTGCCCCGTTGAAGGAGGCGGCGGACCGCGCCGTTCAGGTCGCCGCCAAGGTCGGTGCCGCCGCCCAGCGCGTGCTGAGGGAACACCAGGCGACGTAGCACCGTCTCCACCGCCCACCGTACCCCAACCCCGCCGATCCAGCCGAGCCGCCCAAGGGGCACTCACTGAGCAAGTGGCCAAACCACCACTCGGAGTGTCCTCGCCGTGGCCAGCACTACCAATCGAATCGTGGTCGAGGTCGGGGCCGATGTCCGCGACTTCAAGTCCGGCTTTGACGACGCCGTCAAGTCGCTCAGTGGCTTTGGCAACGTCATCCGCGGCTTCCAGGAGAAGGCGGGCGGAGAAATCTTCGACAAGCTGAAGGAGGCCGCCCAGGCGCTCCCTTCGGCCCTCATGGCCGCCACCTCCCGGGTGATGGCGATGGGCGACCGCTTGGCCGACCTCTCCACCAGCACGGGGATGGGCATCGAGGCCCTCCAGGATCTGGAGTTGGCCGGGAGCATGGTGGGCGTCTCCCTGGACTCCGCCCTCGGCTCCGTCACGATCCTGAACAAGAACATCATCTCGGGCTCGAAGGACACGGCCAACGCTCTTTCGCAGCTTGGCCTGAGCGGCGCGCAGCTTCGCGGTATGGGCGCGGACGAGGCCCTGGCGGCGGTGGGGGACAAGCTCCGGGAACTGCCCACCCAGTCCGACCGCGCCGCCGCGGGCATGGCTCTCTTCGGCAAGTCGTGGTCGGGCGTGGCCGCGCTAGTCCTCAGCGGCACCAACCAACTCAAGGACAAGGCCAAGGAACTCGGCGTGTCCTACGAGGCCATGGCCGGGATCATGACGAAGGAGGTCGCCGGAGCCGCTGCCGAACTGGCCGACAAGTCCGACATCCTCAAGCTCGCCTGGACCGGCCTCCTGGATAACTTCGGGAACGCGGTCGTCTCCAGCCAGGCGGTTCACGACGCTGTGGACGGGCTCATCAAGATCATCGCGAGCCTCTCCGAGGGCGTGGCCCGGAACCAGGAGTCCATCCAGTATTGGATCGAGCAGGGGCTGTGGGCCGCCCTCAAGCTGATGGCCGCCGCGGGCGGCGTCATCACCACCTTCCTCTACCTCCTGGAGGGCCTGGCCGGGGCGTTCACGGTCCTCTCCGGAGTCGCGCTCAACGCCGGCGCGTCCACCGCGCGGTTCCTCGCGGTGATGGCGGACAAGGCCGGGATGACGGGCAAGGCGGACTGGCTGCGGGAGACGGCGACGTCCCTGGAGGCCATGTCCAGCAAGGCCCAGGACTTCGGCTCGAAGATGACGGCGGAAGTCCAGAAGGCGCGCCAGGCGTCCGGGGAACTCACGCTGGCCCTGTGGGACCTCTCCACCAGCATCGGGGAGGGCAAGGTCAAGCTGGACCTCTCGGGCGATGCGGCGGCCCGCAGCGGCAAGGCGTATCAACTCCTGGCCGAGGACAGCAAGAAGGCGCAGGACATCCTCACGGGCCTCACCAACGAACTGGCCACCATGGAGGCGGCCGGGCTGAGTCCGCTCGCCCAGGCGTTCCAGGCGCTCGACGCGAAGGCCGCGGCGGCCATGGACAAGCTGGGGGAGCTTAAGGACAAGCTCTCGCCGGCGGAGTTCAGCCTCCTGGCCGACGCCATCGGCGCGGCCCGCATCCGCATGGGCGAACTCACGGTCGAGGCGGTCAAGCTCCAGGTGTTCGGCCCGACCGTCTCCACGGTCACGCGCAGCATGTCCGACCTGGCCGACATGGCCCAGGTGACCGGCCTGGACATGGACAAGCTGACCGACGAGTCCCTCCTGGGCCTCATCCAGAAGCTGGAGGATCTGGTAGACGCCGGCGCCGAGAGTGAGTCCGGGATGAAGCTCCTGGCGGACGCCACGGCCGAGGCGTCGGAGCGAGGGTACCTCTTCGGGGACGCCGCCCTGGAGGCCACGATCCGGTCCCAGGAGTGGGCGACGGCCATCGAGAAGCACAACGAGGAGTTGAAGAAGTCCGAGGAGCGCCTGCGCGCCAACGTCGAGGCAGCCTACGAGTGGGCCGACTCACTGGCGGAACTCGGGAGCACCTTCGAGGGCGCGTTCGGCACCGGGCTCTCCATGCTGGGCGGCTTCCTGGGCATCCTGGCCACCCTCAACGACGACACGAAGCAGCTTGCCCTCAACTGGGCCAACGTGGCCATGGTGGCCACGGGGGCCATCGCGGCCATCCGCAAGGGGTCCGCCAACGAGCGCAGCGGCGGGAAGCGCGCCCTGGGCGGAGCCATGACCGGAGCCGCGGCGGGCGCCGCCTTCGGTCCGTGGGGCGCTGTGATCGGCGGCCTGGCCGGCGGGATCCTCGGGTTCTTCTCGGGTCCCTCTTGGGCGGGGGCTGCCAAGGCCGCGGGCCGCGTGCTGGGCGCCGAGGTGTCCAACGAACTCGCGGAGGCCATCAACGACACCGCGCTGGACCTGAACATCTCGGCCGAGGACGCCTCCCTCCTCTTCATCAACGACTTCATGGCCGAGACGGGCACTGCCGCGAGCGAGATGACGGGTCAGATGATGGCCCTCCTGGGGGGGATCGCGGACGGGTCCATCCCGGCGGCCGAGGGCACTCGCGCGCTGGGCGAGTCGTTCGCCGCCCTCGCGGACGAGGTGATGGCCACCAGCGACGTGGGGTCGAACGCCATGGTGGGGCTGATCGTCTCCGCCCGCGCGGCCGGCGTCGAGGTGGCGCAAATCAGCGCGTTCGTAAACGAGCAGTTGACCAAGGCCCAGGGCGGGGTGGGCGCGATGATCGCGTCGTTCACCGGAGAGTCGGCCGGGAAGGACGCCGAGTTCATCAGCGGCATCCAGTTGAACACGGCCCAGCAGGCGCAGGACCAGGGAACCATCTTCGCCGCGGTCTTTTGGGCGTCGGTCAAGGAGCAGGGCATCGTCCAGGCGTCGGACGCCATGCGGGAGCCCTTCGAGAGGCTCTACGAGTCCATCTCCACGGTGGGCACGACGGCGCTCTCCGACCAGATCCTCGGCCCCATGAAGCGGATCATGGACCTCACCGCGGAGGGTGGCCTGTTCCGCGGTGCGGCCGAGGGCGCGGAGGGGCTGCGCGCCGCCCTCGACGGCCTGTCCGCCTCCGGGTACCTGACGGTGGACTCGTTCACGGCCATCCAGAACCAGGCCCAGGCCGCGTTCGAGCAGATG